AATGGTACTACTCTACCTTTAATGTCTTGTTGAGGATATTTTACCTCAAATACCATAGGATCAATTGATGGGTATACTACATCATTTATTGTAGCACCTTCAATATCATAAGCAAATTGACTATACCCTAAAGCTTCTCCAGCTAAATTAACAATTTCTATATTTTTAACTGTTTGAACCCCATCTACTTTATCCAATAAAATAAACAAATCTTTCATTATAATAGGTTCATTTATTTGCCATTTATCTACTTCAAAGAAATTTGTTAATGATGAAATACATCTAGTAATAACTTCACTATTATTATAATTAGGGGTTACAATAATATCAAAATTAACACCTATATTAAGTATATAAGCATCTTTAATGTTAATAGAATCATTTATCATTCTATATTCTGACAGATATGTTTGTAAATTTCTTTTTAATATTGTGGAAGCTGTTCTTAATTTTTTATTAGCATCATAGCTTAAAATATATAAATCTAAAACAGTAGGCAATTCACCAGCTTGATAATCTCCTATTTTTTGAGGAACAGCATGAGCTTTAGACACAACACCTAAATTAGAAGGCATTGATAATGCTCTTACTAAATAATCTTGTGTTGTTACTGTTCTTAATTGGTTTTGGAAATTTCCTAATGCATTTTGTCTTATTTCTTCTACAGTATCTCCATCCATTCCTCCATCTGCTGCTTTTTCGTTATTAGAGGCAATTGAATTGAATATAGTGTTTGCTAATGTAGTATTAGCTAAATTAGGATTTAAAAATACAATGTTAGTGTCATCTACTACAGTTAAAGTACCAGCATCTACATTTGCTGCTGCTCCCCCACCTGTTAAGTATCTTACAGTTAAAGTAGTATTATATGGTGCTATACCATAAGTATTAGTAAATACAAAATTAACAGGAGAAAATGCTGTTGTGAGTTTTGTTTTTTCAAAAGGTAAACCTAAACCAACATTGTCTGGGTTTGGAATAATTTCTTCTGTAGTCGATTTAGTACTGCCTGCCCCAAATTGTAATTGTAAAGATCCTGTGTTTTGGAATCTTGTAACAAATCTTCTTTGTACTGTTTTTAATCTTAATAAGTAAGGAACTTCAGGATCTTCACTATAGTTTGGATCATTTGTATTAGTGTTTCTTATTGTATCAAATACGTTTTCTTGTGCTAAGTTAGGCACTTCATACCACTCATTACCATCAGTATCAAAGCAATCTAATACACCTATAATATTACCATCATTAATAGTTTTAGTATCAAATTTTTTAGCATTTGTAAACACTAAATCTTCTGATTTGATAGTTGCTGATATTGCTTTTCTTGTTTTCTTTAAAAGGTAATATGTTGGATTAACTCCTGATATTTGGTACACTGATACTATTGTTGGGTCTAATGAGCTTGAAGCTGAGAAGTCTATAGCATCTTCTATTATAAATTTTTGATTAGAATCAGTGTTAGAAGTTACTTGAGTATTTTCAGGTATTAGTAAAGCGTAATCATAATCCGGAACATATGAACTTCCACTAAGTTTTGCAGGAACTTGTTGGAAAAAATCAATATCTACATTCGCAACTGTTGTTACCTTAGGAGTATATCCTAATGAATATGCTAATGCAAATAAATTAGTTGTTTCTCTTGCTTTTTGAATAAATGTTTCTTGAACTTGATTATCTAAGTAAAAAGAAAGAACATCCCCTACATAAGCAGCCATTTCCATAAACAACATACCTGTAGAAGTGTCTGAGAAATCGTTGTAAGTATTAGGAAAATAAGTTCTTGTGTAATCAATTAAGTTATTCCTAATAGTATTAAAATCTCTATCTATATATCTTATGTCTCTTTCTAATTTACTCATGCTTGTAATGCTATAGTTAATGAATCCTCAATACCAAAATTAACTATACGATATTTTAAAGTAAAATTAATTGTGTTATCATCTGGTTGATTGTTAAATTCTATCTCTACAATTTCTACATTTGGGAAAAATCTAGCTATATCACTTTGTATGTTAGATTTTAAATCTTCAGTAGTGACATCTAAAATGTTTTCAAATAATAAAGCCCTTAAATTAGCCCCAAAATTAGGTCTAAATACTCTTTCTCCTTTATTAGTTAGCAAATAATTAATCATATTTGCTTTAATTTGATCTCTAGTAAAATATGTTGGTTTAAATACAGCATCTCCATTTAAAGGAAATCCAAACCCAATTGCTCTACTGGGTTGGAGATCTATAGGAAATTTACTCTGTATTATTCTTGCCATTATTTTTTATTTAAAAGTCCCATAATTTGGTTCATTCCTAAATTACCTTGAGGTAACTGACCATTTGCAGGATCAAAATTTGTTGGTGGTACAAATCCAGCTGTGTTATCTGTTGTAAAAGTAGCTGCTGTTTCACCTAAAATATTTTTATATGCATCTCTTTTTTCTTCCATAGTCATTTGTGGAGAAGTTGGAGATGGTATTTGTGGTTGAGAAGGAACTGGTACTTGTTGTGCCGGTTGGGAAGTCAATTTAGGAGCTTTTACAGCTTCTAATAAAATATCCTTCAATTCTTCTTGAATTGCTTCTTTTACTGCCGTTTTTATTATTCCTTTTAACTCTGACGTCTTCATTTTATTTATAAATATTAGATTGTTAAACTTTTATGGAGAAATTAAATCAAAACTTGATTGGGAACTACCTCCACCTGTACTACTTACTATTACTAATTCATAATTGTATGATCCTGTTGTAGATAATGTTATAGAAGTTTCTGATTGTTGGTATCCGACACAAAAGTGTTCTTTTTGTGTTGTTGGGCTTCCAAGTCCTTGATTTACCCTAATTAGGGTTTGAATAGAAGCATCAGCACCACCATAACCACCATTTGTTTTATATAAAAGTTCAACATTAGGTACATTAACTGATATTGATCCTACAACTCTTAATGGGCCTCCTAAATTATTTACTTCAGGTCTAACAATATTATCCCCATTTAATACAAAATCTGGTAGTGGGTTTTGTTGGTTAAAAGTATCTATAACATCTCTAGGTATATCTCTAGGACCGTCACGATCCGTTTCTTGAGCAAGTGAAATATTAAATTTATTAGGTATTACTCTTAATCCTAAGAGATATTGATCAATAGCAAATTTCATTTCTTCATATAATACACTTACTGAAGAACTAAAAGAATATCTATTTAACTCTTGGGGATCATTATATAATACTATATTACCTGATAAAGCTTGTCCTGCTGACGATGATTGGTCTATTCCAGTTTCAAAAAATAACTGTTCAGCTGTTTGTAAATTATTTGAGAAATATCTTGTACCTCTAATTCTTCTAGATGGAAATGAAAATGTGTTATCTGGGTCTGATTCTAATACTAATGTAAATCCTTTATACACTAAAGGAGGTTCAGCATTAGGTTGTAATCTTTCAATTAAACTAGCTTCATTTAAAAAATTAAGTTGAGGAACAGAAGTATCTCCTACTTGTAATAAAGCTTCTTGTATATCACTTGCTACTTGTTGCTGAATAGCGTCAACATCACTTTGTTCAACATTAGGGCAGTTAGGTTGTAATTCTACTACTGCTTGTATAAATGATGCTGTAGTTAAAATTGGTTGTACTTTATTGTCAACATCATTTAACTTTGCTATAGTAGTTTCAATCATTCCTACTGTTGCCTGAACCAAAGGAGGAACTACTGTTACTATTCCTTTTCCTTTATTTAAAAATTTATCTAATTGGTCTAATGAATCTGATAATATAGTCAACACATTTACTGGAAGAGAAATTGCTGGTGCTCCAAAAGCAACTGGTATTGGTATAGATTTAATAACTTTAACTGCTACCTTTATAGTATTAATTAAATTGTTTAAATTTTCAGCAGTTACTTCTAATACTTGTAAAGGTTGTTGAACTGTTATAAGTGCTTCTTTAATTTTGTTAGTATTATCTACTATATTAGTAAGACCTTGTTTTGTTCTATCTACTTCTCGTGTTGCATTTTGTTTTTGAGTTTGTGTTAAAATAGGTAAATCACACACAAATTCTGGGGTTAAGTATTGATTTGGGTTTTCTACATTACCATTAATCATATCCCCAACTTCAAAAGGAAAGTTTTGTGGATTGATCCCAGATGCCTCGACTAATTTAAATCCTTGGTTAACTAACTTATTTTCAATTGAAGTTAGAGAGTCCTCTAATTTAATAGTATTTTTTGCTGTTTTTACAGCTTGATTTATGACTACTTTTTCTAACCCCATTACTTAGTTTTACTAACTTTTGATTTATATTGTTGTATTTTATTTAACATTTTTTGTGCTTTACTTTGTACTTGAACTGCTGGTATAGGTATAGCTGCATTTGGAACAAAAGGAACTGGGGTTCCTATTGGTGTTTGTAATGCTGCTGATAATGATATTATACTACTCATTAGAGATTGAAAATCTGCTAAAAATTTATCACCTAATATAACTGATTCTCTAGCATTTTTATCACCTAATAATACTTTATCAGATTTTACTACTGTAGAAGGAGAGTCTATATTAACACTATTAATAGAGTTTAAGTTTATAGTATCAAATGAACTAAATAGTATTGAATCTGTTTTAGAATTAAATAATAATCTTCCTGAATTTAGTATTATTTGTTCTTCTATGAATTTATCAGGAGATGTAGGAGGTTGAAAATATGAATTATAGCTCTTGCTTGCTACTTCTATAGGAATAGCTTGAGTAGATGTAAGGTATACACTTGATTTATCTGTATTTATATCTTCTACTTGTGGTATCCAAGGATCAGTATCTTCATCATGTTGGCCATTTTTTATAATAGTAATAGGATCACCATTTCCTCCAGCAGCCGACCAAGGGTTAGGGATAGATGAATTATTAACAGTTGATCCTAATCTTATAGTATTACCCCATCTACCTTCAAATATATTATCACCTTCATAAGGAAGAAGATTTCTTATTGATAATCTTTCTTCAAAAGTATCTCCTAAATCAATTTCTGTTCCTCCATCTGTTACTCTTCTAACAGCACCCCCCTCAGTTTGGGTATAATCTTGTTGTTGGGATTGTGGGATTGATTGACCATTAATTGGATCTGGTATAGCATTATGGTGGACACTGTTCCAAATATTAATTGGTTGAAAATAGTAATATTCTATGTCATTTACATCAGATTGGATATTACTACTTGGCATTGTCATTATGTAGACAATTTCATTTTCTAAAGGAACTATTGATTGATTTGGAAATAAAGGCCTAGCAAAATTATCTGATGTAAACTCTGGGTTAGGATTTGGTTGGTTAATTTTATCAAAAAACAAACATCCGATTGAACTCCATTCTCCAAAATCTTTAAATGCTTTTGGTTCTGTTGTATCATCAAGCATTGAGTATATAACTCTAGCTGCAAATATTCCTGTTTTAGAAGCATTTGAGCCATTTGATGGGTTTATTGAAGCTACTCCGGTTACTTGTTTTTTAGCCATTATCCTTATTATTTTGAAGCTTTTCCATTTCGGCCATAAGTGCTTCTTTTTCTTCTTCAGTAATGCCTATACTACCATCTTCAGGTTGAGTTTGAAGTACTCTTTGAATTATAGTAGCCATTTTAATAAGAGCTTCATCATTTTTAACCCCAATTTCCATATATTCTTTAATTAGGGGAACAATTAAAGTAGCATCACCTATTTCTTGAACTAAAGGTTTTAATTCAGATATAAGAGCTGTTACTTGTCCTTCTCTCTTTTTTTGGTTTTTATAAATTTCTTCTAAAATATCAGAAAATTTTTTATTACCAAATACTATTGATTCTAATTGACTCATAATTTTTGGTTATAAATATGAGAAATTTACATCTTTGAGTTAGGAAAATAACCATGCTCTAAGTAAAACATATATTTTTCTTTAAAAATATTATGTAAAACGTTAGCAATTTTTGTTATTTTAGGGTTTTTACATCTACCATTTCCCTTATATAAATGTAAAGTGCTTTCTTATTAAAAACATCAATTGCCTCTCTTTTACGGAATAATTCTAATATAGCATCTGCTATTTTAGCATCATTTCCTTTAGGAAATATTTCATATATATGTTCTGTTATAAATTCAACATATTGATCTACAAATAAAGATAGTTTATCTGCATATTTGTAACCTTGTAATGCTAAATCATCTCCCTCAAATTCTTTTTCTGTAACTTTTTGAATGCCCTCTTCCATTCTAGCTGAAGAGATAAAATTAGGACTTACATTATCTAAATTAGAGTAAGCATTTAAATCATTTATTTGTATATTTTGTATTTTTTTACCATAATTTTTGGTGTTATATACAATTAACCATCTTTTAACAATAGTACCAAAATATGAATATGCTTTAGCTCCATTGTCGGGGTTGAATAAATGAATTTTTGATAAAAGGAATGTAATTATTTCATGTTGGAGATCCTCTAAATTTTCTACTTCTGTATAATAGAATTTAAAAGTGTGAATTATATTTTGTGTTAATTTATAAAAAGCCCAATGAATATGATCTTGATATAAATCACTTCTTTCATCAGCATCTTTTTTAGGATCTAATGAATTATATTTTACAATAGCAGCTTCGGTTTCTTTAGTAAAATAAACTCTACCTTTTCTTATTTTTTTATTTTTTTCAATTATATGGTCCATTAGTCCTCAAGTTTCTTTAACTGGAATTCATTAAGAACTGTTTGTATATCTTTTATTGTTTTAAAGAAAAAACCAATTTCGTCATCAGATTTAAATGAACCTTTAATGTCTGCTTTTTTTACTTTTTCCTCCGATATCTCAATTACTCTAGAGATATTGTCTAGATATTTTAAATATTCTACTAATATATCTTCCTGTTTTTCATTCTTTCGTAGTAGATTAAAAGTCGTGAAACCAAGTACCACGACTATTAATGAAAGAATTATTATTGTTGTTATCATAAGTTATCTAACATATTTTTTAAACCTTCACTTTTTATAGTACCTAATGCTTTAGATTTTGTAGATTTGGGTTTATTAGTATCCAATGTAAAATTTGTCTTTTTAGTTTCCACATTATCTCTTGAAAACTTAGGCAACCATTCTTTTTCAAACTCAATTCTAGCAGCCATCATATCAGCTTGATGAAGAATAAAAGGTAATGAAGTTCTAGGTTTTTGTTCTGGCATAAAACCTTTTAGATACTTATCATTTGCTGGGTCGTATAGACCATCATGAGTTTGAATTGCTATCATTTCGTTAAAAGAATATTTAACATCATGTTGTTGCAACATCCACAATCCTCTATCTGGTACTGATGCAAAGGGTACTTTATTATTAAACATATAATCTTCCCCTAATTTATCTCTTCTCCATTTATCAGTTTGGGGAATATATGAGTCTTGCTCTTCATCACCCATTTTACCTAAATCATGGTTTATTGCAGAAAACACTAATTCTTCTTTTGTGAACGTAGTCATATCTGCACCCATTTTTTCCCACAATTCTGATTGTAAAAGAGCACATTCAACTACTCTATTAACATGATCAATATACCCACCTGGGAAGGCGTTGTGATATTCTTTTTTGTGAGCAGCTGGCATCAGCATAAGGCGGTCCTCATACTTGTTGTAAAACTCTAACAATTTCTCCTTTCTGGGAGATGAAATGTATTCTTCAATTGTAGTAGTAAACTTTAACCAATTATTTTGGATTTCTTGAGCTGATAACTGCATGTATTTTAATTTAACCGTTTCTAGTAATTCCTAATTCTCTTTCAATCTGGGATGTAATTTCGCTTACTTGTTCTTTTCCCTTATCGATTTCCGTCTGGAATTGTTCTTTAGATGAGTCATGTCTATTTAATAAAAATTCTAATTTCTTAAATGTAACTTCTAAAGAATTTAATCTTCGGTCTAATAATTCTGGATTTCTTAACATAATATAT